CACTTCGTGGTTCGGTGTAAGTAGGCTAAAGGTAATACTAGTACTTTAGCCTTACTTACACCCAGGGACACCCTGGACCCGGTTTAGGTCAGTATTATTGGTGTTAAACAGGCCCCCCCCCGCTGACCGCAGTGTAGGGATCCTATTGATAGCTAAAGACCCCCCTAAAGGGGGGTCGGAAGTTTAGTTTAACAGGACAACTTCCTATCAATGTTAGTCGCGGCATTACAGAGCCTCCGGCGGCGGCGCATAACGGGGTTTATTAGGCTTATACAAGGGGAATTATCCGAGAAGCTGGGGGACACCCCCAGCGGCCCCCGTTGCGCTCCGCGCTCAGAACCACAATTTTTTTTTGAGATCATGATTTAATCGGCAAGTCAAAATTTTACTTAGCACAAATTTCTTGGTGGAATGTCCTCTCTTGGTGGTGGCCAATCTAGATGCTGGTGCTTGACAGTGAACAACACTTGGAGCTTCGATGCAATCAACAACTTTAAGAATTGGTCTTACATAGTGGCTGGACGTGAAGTTGCTCTCTCTGGAACAAAGCATCTCCAAGCTTTTATTATTTTCAAGACTCGAACTAAATTCGCTACCGTGAAGAATCAGTGTCCTCGTGCACACATTGAACGAATGATGGGAACTTCAGAACAAGCTGCTGATTATTGCAAGAAAGATAATGACTTTGAAGAATGGGGTGAGTTTGAATCTCTTGTTGGTGGAAAAGCTGGTGCTTCTGGTGGAAAAGCTAAAGCAGTTAATTATGCTAAAATTATCAAATCTGCTGAAAGTCACGATTTTGATGAAATTAAAAAAGATAATCCTGGTGTCTATTTTAGACATTATCACACGATAAAGAGAATTGCAATGGATAATCCTAAACCAGTTGAGGATTTAAATGAATTGAATAATGAATGGATTTGGGGCAAGACTGGTCTTGGCAAATCCTATAATGCTAGGAAAGAGAATCCTGGAATTTACATTAAGTCCCATAACAAATGGTGGTTGGGCTATAAAGGTCAGAAAGCAATTTTAATTGATGACATTTCTAAGACTGAAGCTGTTTGGTTTGGTGAACATTTAAAGAATTGGTGTGATCACTATGCTTATCCCGCGGAAACCAAAGGTGATGGGATGGTCATGAGACCAGAACGAATAATCGTTACTTCAAATTATTCTATCGAAGACCTTTGGGGTCACGATGAAAATTTATGCGAAGCTATTACTAGAAGATTTAAGATTAGGCACATTGTTGAACCTTTTCCAAAGGTCAACGCTCCATTTACCCCAGTAAAAAAGGAGCACATGTGGATTGATGCGAGTGATGAGGAAGATTCTTTCGAACTTCCCATTGGAGCAAAGAAGGTCATCGAAATCGAAGATTCCGATTCTGAATCATTTAATAATGATGATTTTTTAAATTAATAAATTTATTTATTCTTTATAACAGACTCTTGAAACATAAGCAAGGTTAAAACCAGTGTTAATGGCATTGCAAACGACATGAATAGAGTTATCTACAATGTCGGCAATTGTTCCTCCATTTGTGGCATTAAAGCGGACATCTAGAGGTTTTTTGAAGTTAATTGAGAATTTAAATGGTCTTGATTTTCCATTTACATCATGAACAGTATCTGTTCCTGCAAGATTGGGATCTTCAATTGTATAGGTTTTGTCTTTTAAAACTCTAAATCTACCAAAACTATCAATGTTTTGAAAAGCATTAACAGCACTTGTAGTAGTTGTCCCAGAAGTGAAGATTTGAGCTCCTGTCATTTGACTTGAGTTTGTCTGTTTATCTAAAACAACAGCTAATCTAACTTGTTGAGAAGCAAAAGCACCAGCTTGAGCTTCAGCAGGGTTGAAGACAATCCTTCCACGGATTTTAACTTTATGGATCTTGATTCCTTTTCCAATTCTTTGATTAATTGCTGCACCGACAGTTGGAACACTTAAAGTGTTAAAGGTTGCAGGGTCTGACATTGTTCCTGTCCAGGATGGAGATGAAACGATCACATTGCTGTATTCCATATCTTGATATTTCATTTCACCTTGAGAGTAGGCACCACGAGTCCTTGCTACGGTCTGATAACCTCTTCTGGACATTCCACCAGAAATCTTGCGACGCTTGGCATACTTTTGAGTTTTTTGAGTGGCAGCTAGGCGCTTAACCATTTTGAATTTTTTTTCATTTCGGAATAGATAAAAAGTGGCTTTGATTCTTGGAAAAATTCTAATTCCAAGAACTTTTTATTTATTGTGAAATTTTTTTTAATGATTCAAAATGTCACAAGCTCTTAGAGAAAGAAACAGAGATGCAGAGATCCTCGTATCAAGCACCTCTTCTACGGATGACCTTGGAGGGATACAAATGGACGAGGATATGGAAGAAATCATCAGAGATGAAACAAGAAAATGGCTTGCTGAATACGGCGCCAAGTTCTATAGCATTGAAACAGCCAAGTTTAATGCCTTGGAGTCAAGACGAAGAAACACTAGGTCTATTCGTTGAAGCACAATTTGATCCGATCGTATTCACGACGGATTTAAGTATTTGTTAATAAATTAGATAGTTATAATCTTTTCTCTTGATAGTCTCGCTTTGAGGGTGACGGGTCCACCGGCGTTCCCCCTCTACCCTTTACGCGAGATGTTGGGGGAGACCCCCAACGGCCCCCCTGTCCCTTCGGGACGGTTGCTCACGCGCATTCAGGCCATGAAGGCCATTTGCTACCGCAAATAATGCGTAAACGCATTCCTCACTCACTTCGTGGTTCGGTGTAAGTAGGCTAAAGGTAATACTAGTACTTTAGCCTTACTTACACCCAGGGACACCCTGGACCCGGTTTAGGTCAGTATTATTGGTGTTAAACAGGCCCCCCCCC